CGCACAGGACCGCTTAAAAGCACTGTACGAGGGTATGTTTGGTATCGCTCCAGAAGTGATGTTCCGTTTCCTTGCATTAGGTGATAAGCCGTTCTCTAGATTCTCTGAGGGTATGGAATCATATCAGCAAGCTTATAGACTGGGTCTTAAAGGTGAAGCGTTGAGAAACTACGTTAAGTACCCAAGCAAGAAACAGCAAAAAGCTATTGAAGATGCAGGTAAGAAACTAACCTTCCAGCAAGACAGCAAGATTGCTACTGGATTCTTTGGAGCTACAAACTGGTTACAAAAACAAGGTCCTATTGGTCAGGCTATTGCTTTCTCACTAAAGCTTACTATGCCATACGTAAAAACTCCTGCTAACATATTTGTAGAGTCATTGAAGTTTGCTGTTCCTGGTATTGGTGTTGCGAGTGCTATACGTAACTTCCAAAAGAAAAACTACGATGAGGGTTCTAAGGACTTAGCAATGGCTGCTACAGGTCAAATGCTTGTTATGGCAGCAAACACATTGATCGCAAATGGTTTATTGTCTGGATCATTTGGTGATGAGGATGAAGACGAACGTGCATTAAAGTACTTGAAGTTTCCACCGATGTCTATCAATAAATCTGGCTTGATCCGATTGCTGAAAGGTGAAGATCCTAGCTACCGTGACGGTGATATATTTATTCGTTACGATAAGTTTGGTATTCCAGGTATGGTGATTGGTGCACGTGTTACATCTATTAAGAATAACCTTGCTGAAGCTCAACAGCAAGAGGAGGGTTACTATGTAGGTGATAAAGACAAAGGTTTCTTTGAACCATTTAGCAAGGTGTTTGACGAACTTGGAGTAGGTCTTGGTACAGTACAGTTCTTAAATAGCCAATCGTTCCTCACAGGGGCTAATGGTCTACTTAAAGTTCTTAGTGGCGAAGCTAGTGAATACGATGTAGAGAAGTGGATGGAAAACACATTCCGAAGCTTGACTGCTATTCCATTCCCTAACACGATGAGTGCTGTTCACAGATCTATTCGTGAGTACATGCCTAACCTTCGTACTAAGAGTATAGAGACTAAGTTCCGTTACATTGTTATGGACCGTCTATTTGAATCTGAAGGTATTCCTATTAAGATTGACATGCTAGGAAGAAAAATTCCACAGACACCAGAAGGCGTGAAGTCTTGGTACTACAATCTAGTAGACTTTACTAAAGAGCATCCTGTGGAGGACCAGCCAGTATTAAACGAGATCTACAGACTGTACTCTCTACAGGAAGATGCAAATGTAATTCCTGGGTTCCCTACGAAGCTTACTAGAATTCCTACTAAGCACCCAGAGACTGGAGCTAAGGTTACAGGATGGGATCCTAAAAAAGAAGAGGAGTACAGACAAAAGATCCAAAAGGTACAAGAAGTGTACGCTCAAAACAGAGCAGATATACTTAGTGAGTTGTTTACTAGTGATGTATACAACGGACTGACAAACGAACAGAAACAAGAGCGTGTTATTGAAACACTGCAGAAGTATGACCTTGGATATGTTAAGATTCCAAAAATGAAAGGAATGCCTACAATCAAACCACCAATGGAGTGGAAGAAGATGCTAGACGAATTAAATAATCAATACTTTAAATAATGAAACTAAAGGTCCTACGATACCACACAACGAATGACTACACACTAGGAATGCTGCTCAACGAAACCGATGGGCGGCAGTTCCTTGCTTATACCTTAGAGGATGAGCACAGAGATGAGAAAGTGATGGGTGAGACTAGAATTCCTTCAGGAACATATAAGATTACTTTAAGAACTGTTGGCGGATTTCATGGCAGGTATACTGAAAAGTATGGCAGCATGCATAAAGGTATGTTGTGGGTACGTGATGTGCCAGGGTTTGAGTACATACTGATCCACACAGGTAATACTGATGAGCATACCGCTGGTTGTCTACTTGTGGGTGACAGCTCAGATGAAAAGGGATTTATAGGAAGCTCTGTTAGTGCTTACAAGCGTATCTATCCAGATATTGCAGCAGCAGTAGAAGCAGGGGAAGATGTCACTATCACGTATGTTGACTACGATGAAACAAAATAGAATTTAATCATATAATACTATGAAAACACTAACAAAGAAAATTATGAGCTTCGGAGAAATCTTCAAAACAGACAACAGCTACAATGAAAAAACAATCATTGGGTTTATGTCTTTTGCTGTTATGGTATTAGTAATGGTTGCTGACGTTGTCAGTGGTGCTATGGGTAAGGATTTAGTGATCAATGAATTCACTTACAATTCTTTTGTAATAGTGACTCTTGGGTCATTTGGTATCGCAGGGTTGGAGAAATTTGCTAAGAAATGAGATGGGCGGTAAAGTTAATTCTATTAAGCTTATTAACGAGCTGCAGCGCACAATGGCACTTGAAGAAAGCGGTGCAAAAAGACCCATTGATTCTGGAAAAAGACACGCTGGTTGTGATGGACACGGTTGTAGTGCAGCCTGTGGCTATCACGGATACTGTGACTTTGAAGCAACACGATACTATAACCGTAGTGAAGGATCGTCTGAGGGTACAATTAGTAAAGGTGAACGACACGATTATTATAAACGCAGAATGCGCCTCGGATACGATAGTTCGGACTATTGAGATACCCTATGAAAAAATTGTATATGTTAAAAATAAAACCATTCTTGAGAAGATACAGGGGTTAGCTTTTTACTTTGCGCTAGGTATACTGGCACTGGTAATTGTAAGAAGACTAATCAATAAGTATCTATTCAATGAGTAAGAAAAAGATAAAGCATCCTACAGACAGTAAACGGAAATACTGTGAAGTAGAACCCAAAGAATGTGACGGCAAATGCTGTTACTCAAAAGGAAATAAGAGGGCTTAGGCTCTCTTTTTTTTGTTCGCAACAATAAAAATGTTAAATCTTTTTATCTGATTTACAGACACTTAGTAATTAATTGTGGATTATTTTGTGGATATGTATTGTTTATTGATTTGGTTTTCTTATCTTCGTATGGAACAACAATAACAAGTGATATGGCTTACTTAAACAGCTACCAAGAATCCGCAAAGATTAGAATTGAAAAAGAACTTCATCGCATGCGTCTGATGGGTAAACAGAATACCCAAGAGTACAGTGACCTTGAACTGACTCTTTTTGAAATTCTTAACGACCTTTAATTTATAACAAGTGAATATCATGGAATACCAAACCTACTTCAACCTTAACTGCGAAAAGTTTGCTCAAAGCTTATGTGCTAAGAGCTACGGACAGCTCACCTACCAACAGGCAGAATCGGTAAACGATGCTGTAGCGTCAGAGTTTTTCACACTATTAGATAACGGTTTAATTTAACAACAGAAGATCATGTACAAGCAAATCGCAATTTTCCCGACCACGGCTAATCTAGAACCAATTGAGTTGGCTGTATTAGAAAAAGCAAAAGAGAGCAACTTCGGTGCTGGATACGGCTTTGAACTTTCAAGAAACACAACAAGTGGTTACACCTTCGTGTACTCAGAAGACGAGATCTACCAGATCGGTGTTGCTGACTACGCATTCAACAGAGGTGAAGAGGTACAGTTTATCATAAGCTGCCCTGAGACTGGAGAAGAATTCTTTGGAGACACACTTGAAGATGTCACAAAGCAATACGATGAACACAGAGAATTTGAAAAAATATAATACAACATGGAAGATCTACAACAGCTAGAGCAGCTTCTAAAAGCTCACGACTGGTACTACGGACGTACTGAAGATCCACGTGTCTACCGTAGAGGTAGTCAGCAACGTCAAAACATCTTGCAGATGATTGACGATCTACACAAGCAGGAGCTTGGTTCTGAGGCAGATGAATTGTATAACCAATACAGAAAATCGTAATGGCAAGAGAAAAATTATTAAAGAACAGTAGAGGTGAGTACAACTACCACTTCAACTGGATTGATGAGAAAGGATCTGTCTGTGGGTTTAATGATGTGTGGGCACACAGTAAGCGTGAGGCAGTGAAGAAGGTGAGAGCCATGGAGAATAAAGCTCATTGGGCTTTATATGACCCTGAGAAGGGCTGTTATGTTGAAGTTCCTGAATTCGTTGATAACGGTGAACACTGTTTCCGTAACTCAGGTATGTACCTAAAGGCTGATAGCATGTACAAAGCTACTCGTTCTGAAGCCGATGCTATGAACCGCCTTGGTTGGATGATGACTATTTGATTATGAAGATGTACGATACAGAAGAGATGCTTTCTCTTTCACGCAGAGCAGCGAACATAGTGATTGATTGTGGTCAAGAACTGTTAAATGCAGCAATCCATTTTGGAAAAGTAAATGAGCTAGTAGTAGACAATATACTCAGGAAGTATGATTTGCAACTAGAAGATTTAGAGGGTATTAGCGAGGATATTGATACAATAGACATGTACTTATACATTTAATTAAGAAATAAAATCCTTATATTTGAACTCCAATGACGGATCAATCAATTGAATACTTACTAGCACGTATTAACGCCCTAGACCAAGCCTATAAAAATGTCGTTTACGAAAGAGACTTGGCATTTACAGCTCTTAAAGAATCATTTAAACAGTTTGATGAAGAAGAGACAAAGGTTGACTTTGCACTAATGGCAATGCGTGCTCAAGAAGAGCAAGAAAACTTAATTAAATTCCCGATAGTTTATGGCAACATCAAAGACGTTGAGTGATCGCTTGCAAGCGGTACAGTCAGAATTAAAAGCTCCAAAGGGGCAGTACAACAGCTTTGGTAAGTACGCTTACCGTTCCGCAGAGGACATCTTAGAGGCTGTTAAACCTTTACTAGCTAAGAACAATCTATCAATGACTATCTCGGATGAGGTTTTGTATGTTGGTCAGATCCCTTACATCAACTCAACAGTAACAGTGTTTGATGGGGAAAGTAAGGTTAGTGCTTCAGCACAGGCAGGTATTGATCCATCACGCAAGGGTATGGATATAGCTCAGTCATTCGGTAGTTCAAGCTCATATGCTCGCAAGTACGCACTTAACGGTATGTTCTTGATTGATGATACTAAAGATGCTGACGCTACCAATGATCACAAGCCTAAAGCTGCAGCTCCTGCACAACGCACAAGTACAGAGACTAACACCTTCCAACAAGCCATTGAATACATCAAGGCAGCAAAGACGAAGAGTGCAAGAGAAACAGCATACAAAGCTGTTATGGGTAAGTACGGTGACACCTGGAGTGACAAGCAGAAAGAAGCCATCTCTAAATTTATCAAGTAATGGACTTCGCTAGCAAACTAATGGAGCGCACAGGCAAGGGATACCTTTCCTACAGTGCACTGAAATATGCCGCAGATGGATCTCCTGACCAGGATATGAAGCTGTTTGAAATGTACATGTCTGGAAACCTTAGAAAGACTTCTGATGCACTTCAATTTGGTGGTCTATACGACACACTACTTCTAGAGCCAGAGACTCTTACAGACAAGTACTACATTATCTACGATGACAAAAAGATAATAGAGCTATCTGATCAGTACAAGAACCCAAGGGCAAGTAAGATTTACAAAGATTGGTTTGCTGGTGAGTTAGAGCATGCAGAAGGTAAAAGCATTGTCACTGAAGATATGATGGTCCAAGCAGAGACTATGATCAACCGTCTTGATGAGTCAGAAGTACTAGACATGGAGACAGGTGAGATACAATCAGTGAGACACTACCTAGCAGGGGAGACACAGTACGAGATAGTAGACTGGATCGGAGACATCCCTGTACGTGGTTTTCTGGACGTTAGAGGAAAAAACTTTATCACTGATAGCAAGACAACAGCAAAGAGCGTACACGGCTTTAAATGGGACGTGGCTAAATACTCTTATGATGTACAAGCCTACATCTACACAGAGGTAGAGCAGCAAGATGATTTTTATTGGGTAGTACAAAGCAAGCAAAGCCCACACCTCACAGGTGTATACAAGGCAAGCAAGCTTACACTGTCCAAAGGCGAGGCTAAGTTTTGGTCCGCTATACAGAATATTCGCCAATGGTTGGACCGCCCTACAAAGGGTACCCATACCTTCGGTGTGTATGGTCAAATTTGATTTTTTGTTTAATTTAATTCTAGTAACATGCAAGAGAAGCAGTACGAGAATGACGGTGTCTTGATGGGCAACGTCAACGCCCCAACGGTTCGTTTCCGTGTGGGAATCACTAAAGAGCAAGCACAAGACTTGCTTAAATATGTCAGCGAGACTGGTTGGATCAACTTTGAGGTTCAGCAGACTTACAAGGGCAAAAACATCATGAAGGTTCTAGACCCTCGTGCACAGAAAAGCAGTGGCTACCAAAAGGCAGCACCTGTAGCAGCTCCAACATCTCCAGGTGGGGACCTGCCATTCTAATTAATCGGGGTGGCTCAATGAGCTGCCCCTTTTTTTACCACAACAGTGAGTAAGATAATCTACTACAGTATAGTCCGCATTAAGTATGTTCAAAGTAACAGATCAAAAGGAACACGTGAGGTATGGGTGGTATGCTCCTACAACACAGCTGCAGAGATCAACAAGCATAAGAGCAAATGGATCGCAGACTACTACTGGAACAAAAGCAAAAAGAAACCTCTAGTAATTGTAACAGAGGTAATATCAAGTAAACCAATCGGAACAAAAGTATGACAACAGAAGATCAGATCAGAAGAGTTGGCACAGACGTAATAGAGCTTCTTGTCAGCAAAAACCAAGCATACGGAGACAGCGCAATAAACCCTGCAAACATATTCGCAAAGGGAACAGCTGTAGAGAACCTGTGTGCTAGGATTGATGACAAACTCATGAGAATAAAAAACCGAGGTATTGGTGTGGACACAGAGGACACCGTACAAGATCTCATCGGATATTTAATATTACTTAAAGTAGCACTAGACAATGCAAGCCAACATAACAATAATGCCCAACGTCAGGGACACGGAGACAATACACTACAAACCAATTGGACTGGCACTTACACGTATCCAGTCGGGGAAGAGTAAGGATACTGTTGAAGCTTTACGTGAGACAGGGGATAAACTACTAAAACTACAACTACCTGTAGTACTGTTTTCAGGTGAATTTAAGGAGCGTAGAGATGACGCAATGATTGACCACAGTGGTTACATTGTATTAGACTTTGACCACTTAGAAGATGTTGAAGACGTAAAACGCACCATCTCATTGGATCAATACGTTTATTCTGTATGGGTCTCACCTTCAGGAACAGGTCTCAAGGCACTTGTTAAGATCAAGTTCCCAGAAAGACACAGAGATCAATTCAGAGCACTTGTAACCTACTTTGATAAGCAATATGGCTTAGAGGTTGATGGATCAGGAGTAAACGAATCTAGAGCTTGCTTTGAGTCATACGATCCTAACATAGTGATAAAAGACAACAGTGACGTATTTACAGGCATCCTCACCGAGAGGAGCGAACGTCAACAGGTTGTACAAAGCAAAGTAGCACTAGGCACTGACTATACTAAATTAGCAATAGCAGCACGTATGATTGCTAATGCTCCAGATGGTAATAAGCACGAGACATTACGTAATGCAGCTGTACTGGTAGGTGGTTACATAGGGGCAGGTACTGTAGAAGAAGATGAAGGTGTTCGTATCCTGCAGCGTGAGATATTCAAACGTGACTTAGACAGTGAAGATCAAGCACGTGCCACTATTCGTGATGGTATTGAGCATGGAAAGAAGATGCCTATTGCTGAGGTGATCAGTGAGGAGAATAGGATCATCAAAGAGACAGATCTTGATCAGATTGATTTCAACTTTCTTTCTAGTGATGATGATGACTTTGACTGGATACAAAAGTTTGCAGAGGGACACATAATCCCTGGACTAGATACAGGTAACAATCATTGGGATAAATACTTCCGATACAAGAAAGAGCTGTTGGTAGCTAACGGTCACTCCAACGTTGGAAAGACCACTGTGATGCTCTACCTGATCATGAATTCAGCTATCCGTCACCAATGGAAGTGGGTACTTTATTCAGCGGAAAACAAAACAGCACTACTAAAGAAAACCCTGATGGAATTCTTAGTGGACCGTAGAATTGATACAATGACCTTC